AATTGGAAGACTAGAGAGAAAGCGGCTAGGCGTTATGGTCCTAACGATCCTAAGACGCCTGCTAAGCGTTCGGAGCGAGTCCGTGGTTCACGTAGAAACAAGCCGGGGTCGGCTTCGGGTTCTCGGGGCGGTATTAAACTTTCGGCGGCGGTTGAAGCGTCTTTGAAGAATAAAGTCAAAGAGCATAACGAGAAGATGGAAAAGCGGAATAAAGATGGGCGTCGTGTTACTCTAGGTATGTTAAAGGCTGTATGGCGGCGGGGCGCTGGAGCTTTCTCGTCTAGCCACCGACCGGGCATGGGTCGCCAACAGTGGGCAATGGGACGTGTCAATGCGTTCTTGCGTTTAGTGTCTAGCGGTAAACCTTCCAATCCCAAGTACACGACAGACAACGATCTGCTCCCTAAGAAGCATCCACGCAGTACTCGCAAGTAGATCAGTTGATCTAACTGAGTGATATACACTACACTATATTTCAGTACTGCATAAACAGATTATTACAAAAGTTCCCGTGATTGTCTTTACGTTGGTGCTAGCATAATAAATGACTGGTTCCGCCCCCCATTATTTTTGATGTTGGGTCGCCTGTCATTAAACAGTATGTAAAACTCAAACCTTAAGGAGACTAACATGAGTTTTGATGAAAGTCGGCTCAACGAACTGAAGAGCGCCCTGGACTCAAAGATGTCAGAGCAGCAGCAGATCGCTGATTCGATCCAAATGGAGGGCGAAACCCTCATTGCGGACGACGAGAAGAAGGCCGCTTTTCAAGGAAACATGACCCAGATTCGTGAGATCAAGGGTCTTATTGATGACATGACTACCCTGCGTGACGTGTCAGCATGGTCATCGGAGGCTGAGTACAAGTCAGTCGCCGCTGAAGTTGCTGCCGGGTTTGAGGCAGAAGTTGCTCACAACCGTGGTTCGGTTGGCGAGCAGTTCCTCGGCTCAGATCAGTTCAAGTCACTTGAAGGTGGACGTAACGGTGTGAACATGTCTGCGCCTTTCGAGGCTAAGTCACTCCACACCAAGGACCTCTACTCAGGACTGCCAACAGGCACCCCTTCAGCCTTCGGTGCTGTTGAGCGTGATGGCATTGTTCCGATTGCACAGCGTCGTAGCCGTGTTCGTGACCTTTTCCCGGCACGCACGACCAACGCCGCCGTCATTGAGTACTTCCGTCAGACCGGCTTCACTAACGCCGCTTCAGTTGTTCCTGAGTACTCTTCAGGCAACTTCGGTGCGAAGCCACAGTCTTCAATGACTTTCGTGGGTGAGCAGGCTCCTGTTCGCACGATTGCTCACTGGGAAGCCGCTCACCGGAACGTTCTCGCTGACGAGCCGCAGTTGCGTTCGATCATCGACAACGAACTCCTGTACGGTCTTCGTCTGACCGAGGACAACCAGATTCTCTCAGGTGCTGGCACCGGGGAAGACCTTACTGGTATCCTTAACACTTCAGGCATCCAGACCTATTCATGGTCATCAGGCGCAACCGCTCCTGTTGCCGACACCAAGGCTGACGCTCTTCGTCGTGCGGCTACGCTTGCGTACCTCGCCTACTACGAGCCGACCGGCATCATCGTCCACCCTGGTGACTGGGAAGACATCGAACTCACCAAGAACTCACAGGGCACGTATCTTCTTGCCATGTCAGTTGCTGGTGGCGCAGAGTCACGTGTCTGGCGGATTCCCGTCATTGACACGCCTGCTATCGCTGAGGGCACTGCTCTCGTCGGTGCGTTCGGTACTGGTGCTCAGTTGTACGACCGTGAGGCAGCTTCAATCCGTATTTCGGAACAGCACTCAGACTTCTTCGTCCGCAACGCCATCGTGGTGCTTGCTGAAGAGCGTCTTGCTCTCGCCGTGAAGCGGCCAGAGTCGTTCGTCAAGGTTACATTTGACGCAGCCCCTAGCTGATTCAAATAGCTAATACGAATTCAGGTTAAGGGATTGCCCCGGCTCTTCGGAGTCGGGGTTTTCTCTTTCTGTGGTGATTGCCCCTGGCTCCGGCCGGGGGCTTTTGCTATACTAAGGTATTATGTCTCTAAACAGTGGTGAACCATCGTTACCTACGCCAACGTGGACCAAAGATGATGTAATTGTGTTGGAGGCTATAGACAGCTACTACGATGCGGGCCTGATACGGTTCTTGGGATTTGTTATAGGGAGCGAAGGCACTGTCGCTGATTCCACGTTGGATTTAATCTTAGTGGTCCAGTCCGTCATCAACCCCATGAATGAGTATTATTCTTTTGATGATGCTGAAAGACTTGTGGCATTGGCAAGTGAGTTTTGCTTGGTGGACTGTGAGTACGAGAATCAAGTGTTGACGATGGTAGAGTTGCAGGATAATGCGGTTCTGTTTCTTGCGATGCAGGGCGAGCACAACTATGCTTTAGATGCAGCAGTTTGTCTGTCGTCACAGGATTCTTCAATTATGTCTGATCCCACGGTGCTGCCTTCCCTAGCCCTGTTTGGTGAGTGGGAAGAGATTGCCGCCATTGTGTTGGACTCCCTATTGACTCAGGGAAAGTTACGTGATAGTATAGGCTCTCTTATGGAGGATACTTCACACGCTAATCTGTGTAATTCAGAAATTGAGTTTGTGGATATTGTCCGTAAGTTGTGCGCAGTCGGTCTACTAGACGTGACGATAGGTACAGACGGTAAAGCGGTAGTTGGGATTGAGCAAAAGGCCGCAGGTTTGTTTCTACTGTTCTCTGGTCGAACCGAAATGGCTCGGACACTCGCTGATATCTCAGTTTGACGTGACGCCAGCCAGATGATACGATTGTATCTCTAAATCATGCCAGTCTCACAGTGACTTGACACGCAGGCTCACTGGGTTCCAGCTACAATACTAAAACCACTTAAATCATGACTACAAAGAAAGAGAGAACCGTGGACCCTTTTTATATCCCCGACAATTTTGCTAACGAATATGCTGACCAGATGCCGCCTTGGGGGTTCAACGGTTTAGGTTATGTGACGTATAAACGAACGTATGCTCGTCCTATTTTTGAGGAAGGCACAGATATTATTGAGCGCACTGAGGAGTGGCACGAGACCATCCAGCGAGTAGTGAACGGTGCTCAGAGCATTGGTGCTCAGTTGAGTGAGGACGAGGCAAAGCGCCTGTACGATTACTTGTTTAACCTTAAAGGTTCAGTAGCGGGTCGTATGTTGTGGCAGTTGGGGACAGAGAATAATCAGCGTCTAGGCGGAGACAGCTTGGTTAATTGCTGGTTCGTGGACGTTCAGAAGCCCACGGATTTTTCTTGGTCGGTTGAGCGCTTGATGCTTGGTGGCGGCGTTGGGTTTTCTTGTGACCAGCCTGAGCGCCTAGGTGTGGTGCGTGACGGGTGGGTCAGCCATCAGGATGCAGACGATTCTGACTTCATTGTACCGGACACTCGTGAGGGTTGGGGTAACGTTATTCGTAAGGTGTTTGAGTGCTATCTTGGTAGTGACGATGAGCCACAGTACATGACGTATGCTACTCACCTTATCCGCCCTGCTGGCGTCCCCATCAAGACGTTTGGTGGTACCGCCTCTGGTCCGGGTATCCTCATCTCGGGTATTGAAAAGATTTGTGCGGTCCTTGATGGTGCGGTTGGCCGGTCGCTGACTTCAGTTGAGGTTCTGGACTGCATGAACATTATCGGCTCAATCGTGGTTGCTGGTAACGTTCGTCGGAGCGCTGAGATCGCTGTTGGCCGTTTGGACGACGAAGCATTCTTGATGGCGAAGCGTTGGGACTTGGGCGATATTCCAATTGAGCGTGCAATGTCTAACAACACGGTGTTTGTGTCACCTGAACAAATGCAGGACATGCCTGAGACGATTTGGGAAGGTTACAAGGGGAACGGCGAGCCTTACGGTTTCTTTAATCTTGAGGCTTCTCGGCAGTTCGGGCGCATGGGTGAAGAGCGCCCTGATCCGTCTATCGTCGGTGTTAACCCTTGTGCAGAGATTCCGTTGGCTAACAGAGAGTCGTGCAACCTGGCAGAAATCTTCTTGCCTATGATTGATTCTCCAGAAGAACTGCAAGACGTGGCCCACCTTCTTTACAAGGTGCAGAAGTCTATTTCGGCGCTCGGATATCTTGATCCCACGTCGGATAAGATCACTTCCAAGAACATGCGTCTTGGTCTGGGCGTGACGGGTGTTACGCAGTCAATGGATAAGATTGATTGGCTAGACGAAGCTTATGTTTCGTTGCGTGCTCTGGATGCGGAGTGGTCGGCAAAGCGTGGCTGGCCGGAGTCGGTTCGACTCACAACGATTAAGCCTTCAGGCACCCTTAGTCTGCTCCCTGGTGTGACTCCTGGTGTTCATCCCGGTTTCAGTCAGTACTTCGTAAAGCGGATGCGTATGGCGTCTGGTGATATTCTTGTCAACTACTGCCGGTCAAAGGGGTTCTACGTTGAGCCTCTGCGTAACTTTGATGGTTCCGAAGATCATCGCACAGTGGTCGTTGAGTTCCCTTGTGCGTTCCCGGATGGAACGATTGAGGCTAAGGACATGACGGCGATTGAGCAGATGGACCTTGTTCGGCACTTGCAGAAGGTGTGGGCAGACAATGCTATCTCGGTGACTGTGTATTACAAGAGTGAAGAACTGGATGGTATTCGTGAGTACTTGGCGCAGTACTGGCATGAGATGAAGTCTGTTTCGTTCCTCTTGCACAGCGAGCATGGTTTTGATCAGGCTCCGATGGGCGAGTTGACTAAGGACGAGTATGAGAC